GAGCTTCTACTTTAATTAACTCCTCCGTTGAAGGTGTGTCCGTTGAAGGTGTTGAACTTTTAGTTTGTGCGCCCGGCGTGTATTTACGAACCAACTCCGCATCGTCTTCAATTAACGCATCAATACGATCTTGTATTGGCGTAGGTGCTTCTGGATTTTTTCTAGCCCTTTCTAGTTCTGCTGCATACGGAAAGCCCGCCATAATATCACTAATAGATTCTTTGATTCGTACTCTTAACTGTTCCAACTTATCTGGTTGCATTTGAAGTTTGCCATCAATGTTGTCCAGTTTGACAATAGTGTTTCCAAAAGTGAGAACTTTTTGTCCGTCAAAGTCGTGAAGTTCTGGCTTCCCAAGTTCGTCTTTGGTAATCCTTGCTGCTTCCGCTTTTATTTTTGAATCTAACCACGGTCGCATGATTTCTGGATCGAAGTCTCCTTCTAGTGCTTTGGACACTTGTTTTCCAAAATCGCTAGTATCGCCTCTAAACATTTCGCGAAGTCCAGCTTGAGTCTCGGCTCTTGATTTACCTTCTTGTTTTTCTTTTTCCAGCGCATCAAGCCGTTTGAAATAAGCCGTGTCTTGAAGTAGATCATTTCTCGCTTTTTCCACATCTAACATTCCGCTTTTGTGAACAATATCAAACGCTTGTTTTTCCGTTGCTAATTGAATGTCAGAAGTCGTTTTTGTTTCAGTTGATGCAACTCTACGTTCTTCCAGATTAGCAAGTCGATCCTTCAACGCAAACTCCTTATCCTTCTGCATTTGGTTGCGAGTGTTCTGCATTGTCTGAACCAGCCCTTTCAACTGGCCAACACTCATGTCGCTGGTGTCTCGCACGTTCTCGCCAAACTTCGTCAAGAACTCAACGGCTTCTGGAGTTGGTTGACCGCTGGCATCTACGTTTTCCAGTTGTCCTCCGTATTCGCCTTCAACCATTTGTTCCAGCATTGCTCGTTCTTCCTGCTTGGCCCGGCGTTCTTTTATGCCAGTGCCAATGTCGTCAGCGAACTTCGCTAGTCCTTCCGCCAAATACCTACCCGGTGCAGTAGCGGCTTGCATGTAACCCGGCGGCAACGCGGCTGGGCCTCCCCCTTGATACTGTGAAAAATAGTTAGCCATTTAATCTGTCCTCCATCCAACGCTTAACAATGTTTTTTAGTTTTGGTTTGTTGCTGATAAATCCAGCGAACCATTCGCCATAGCGGTTGTATAAATTCTTGAACCACTTTGGCCCTTGAACTTCTTTCCAATAAAAGAACTCAAGCCATTTTGGGTTTGCCCCACCAAACACTTCACGCGCTACCCAACATTTTGTAATAGCCGCCGCTCCAAGAGAACCCAGTCCCTGCATCACTCCACCAAACATGGCGGCTCGATTGGCTGCGGTCGCGGTTCGTGCGGCTAGTTGTTGTTGCTGGTTTCCAGCGTAAATGTTTTGTGCGTATGCGGATTCTGGACTGAACATTTGCCCAGCGTTGAAACCTTGCGCTTGCCCAACCACGCCTCCTGCCATTGCTGGAGACACGGAACTCGGACGACCTAGAATAGCCATAAATGGGTCGGCTCCAGTTGCTTGGTTTATGCCAACCATTGACTGGGCAAATCCTTGGCGTTCGCGGCGTCGTGCAGACGCGCCCTGCATTTGGGCCAAACTTTCAATCGCGGCATCTCCCAGTCCGTACCCTAGTCCGCGAGCGGCTTGTCCAGCCCGTGCTGACTGCTGGATTTCTCGGCGTTCAAATGCAGAGAGATTACCTCCAGCGGCTAGGTCTTCTTGGGCTTGTCGGTTTAGTTCAGCCAGTAGTGCGGCCTGTTCTGGATTTGCTGCATCCAGCGCGGCTCTCGCTCGTCCACCAAGTCGCTCAATCGCCTCAATGTCGCCCTCCCGTTGCGCGGCCAAATTGCGTCTGTCCATTGCGCCCAGTCGGCCTTGAGTTGTTTCATATAAATCCAGTAGTTGTGGAGTCGTTGACTTTGCAATGTCTACGTCTAACTGACTGTATTTGGGACGAAACTCGGCTTCAGCCGCATATAGCGACGGTGCTAAATCCACCTGTGCTTGGAGCGATTCTTTTGTCTCCTGAGCATACGATCTTGGCTTTGGAGCTTTTACTCTTGTTCCCATATCTTTGTACCTTTCGTTCGTAAGTTTTCCATTTAAAAATTTTTAACTGATCGCCTCTACGATGCCATGCCACATACGGCAGTTTGAATGGCGCGACCTCCAAAAATCTCGCAAGCGCACCTTCCCCAGCCCCACGCCAGACGAACCAAGTGTCACATTCTTCCAGTGGATATGTGGTTGTTGTAGCGGCTTCTGATTCAATCTTGGAGCGCGGCATTGGTCGGCCCATGATGAATGCGTCGTCGCCTGACCAGACATAGGCGTTGTGCAGATGCCAGACCAAATCTTGTTCAAACGATGTGATGCTATCTTCTTCATGGCTTTTCTTGGCTTGCTGGATTGGTGTTAGCTGCGAAGCCATTGTTTGAATGTGACTTTCTTCACTACGTCCTCTGGATTTTTAGCGGCACGTTTTTCTGCCTCCAGCAATTGACGATCCGTAAACATTAAATTCATTTCGACTCCCCAGCTATCCTTGACTCGCAGAAAATTGTACGACTTCAACGCGCCAAACTTGGGGTTGTCGTTTTCAATTTTTATTATTCTGCCGAGTTTGGGTTTCACAATTCTTCTTCAAATATAAATTGTCTCCCTGTCGTTTCTTCCAAGGCGCGAATTACTTCAATCATGTTGATCTTGGTTCGCTTCCCACGCTTGCGGTCTATCGAATTAAACACCCAGTTGCCATCGGCATCGTGTGGAGATATTTGGGTTTCGGTTCCATCTGTTCCAACTGCCCATAAATTTGCCCATGTGCTGCTTGTGTCGTCCTTCGCGTAGATACCGGCGTAGTGATCGCCCATTGATGGTTCATTGGTAATTGACTTGAGTGCCACATACCCGTGTCCATACAAACAAGCTGCATCGTCTCCAGCGTCCGGTGTAACAAAATGTGTTGGGGTTGTTTCGGTTGTACCGAAATATGCCGCCGCTCTTGTTGAGCCACCTACATACAACCGATAAACATTTGTTGTGCTTCCCGGCCCGCAAGCAATTCCCAGTTCCCCTTTGTTGGTTCCATTACCAATGTTAAATTCTTCGTCGGTTGTGTTTACAAAAGTGAATGCGCTCGTCCCCGAAACGGCAGTTCCAGTGGCGGCGTAGAATGCCATTTCCTCTCCCGTTCCAGAATTTACGGTTCCACTCCCGCTTCCCGAAGACGCAACCAAGTCAATCGTCCCATCATCATCTTGGTAGGTTGCGGTGATGTTGGTTTCAGTGTTGCCGGTGAACATTGCACCCACAATGTCCTGCACTTGTTCAGTGGACAATTGAGTGTCAGTCCAAGGGACGTTCACATACATCTGTTCACTGCTAACCTCTACCGGATAGTTTTTGCCGTTTTCTGCATATCCTAATTTGTACCCGCCCCTCACCGTGCTTGTTCCAAGCGGCAGCACATAGAGGTTTGCAAAGTCATCAATGCCGTCCAGCTTGTCCTTGTCCGCGCTGGACATAAACCCATCCGCGCTTGTGGTTGCGTTTGAGTGAGAGTGTCCAGCGGTGGCAAAATCGCCGGTTGCAGATTGAGCCGCAGTACCTAGTCCAAGGTTTGTTCTGGCTGTCCCAGCATTAGTAAGGTCAGATAAATTGTTCGCCTTAACTGCATACTGTCCGTGGCCATGACCTTGGTACGTTGATAGCGGAGTGTAGAGTGATAGGTTTGTGGTGATGTTGTATGCACTCCAGAGTTTGTCTTGGTCGCTTGTGCTAGAGTCGTCGATAACTCGATGTTCGGCTGCACTAAAATTTGTTAGTTGATCGTGATCTATTGCGGCTTGATGTTGCGTGACGTTAGATTGTGCAATGCGGTCGTCGTGCAGTGTTCCGCTGGTTATTTCACTGGCAGCATGATTATGTGAAACTGGAGTCCGCGCATCGCTCAATCGACTGTCGTTCCCCTGACAAACTGTTCCCGCAGCAGCACCGAAATTCTTATTGTGCGCGGTGTTCTTGGTGAATGCCGGTTCCGCGCCTATGTCGCTAGGAGCGATTGCATCTGTTCCTCCAGTGGCGTGTGTGGATGCGTGAGTGGAGGGAGTGAATGATGCTGGTTTGTTTGAGATGTCATTGTAGCTAACATCATTGCCGTCAATCATACTGGCATCTATTTTGCCGGTTGAATCCAGTTTGATTGGTTTACTCGCATCCCCCGCACCGGCACTGGTCTGAACAAGGTCAGTCTCCATTACTGCGCCCGCCGAATCCACGGCACTGGTGGTCACTGTGGCATCGCTCCCTGCTGGGCCTTGTGCGCCTTGCGCTCCCGCTGGGCCTTGCTCTCCGGTTGGCCCGGCTGGGCCAGTGACAACAGTTGTCGTTCCACCGCCCTCCGCAGTCACCACGCTGGTCACGGTAGCCGCACCAGACGCTTGGAGAGATATGTCTCCCGACAAAGACTTGGCCGCAAAACGACCATCAGCTTGTGCGACGAGAACCTGACCCTCCGTTGCCTTGGCCAACTTCTTTGGATTGATGTTGGCTAGGTTGGATATTTTACCATCCGTGATGGATAGCGGGTCTATGTCCGTTTTGTTTGGCACTAAATTTCGCTAACTATTGCTACTACTTTCCAATTGGCAGCAGTAATTTCTTGATTAGTATTATTAGTTTTTTCTCTTAAATAAGGTAACAGATTGAGGTTAATTCCCACATTTGTCCCGTCTACATAAACTGTATTTATATGAGCGCTATCTCTATACTCTTGATTCGTCGCATACAATCTGTCTCCTATTGCGTAACCATGTTCAGCAGTAGTGCATTCAAAATACCAACAAACCAAATGTGGATAATTTGTCCCAGTGCAAGTAATCCCATGCGCTCCAGTTAACCAAGTGTCTATTACGGCAGTTGAACTAACCGGAACAACTTTGTGATGCCATTTAAGTGCCGGTGCGCTTGACCCTTGAGTAATTAAAACCTGACCACTGTTGGACGTTGTCACTGCTTCCGGTACTCCACTCGCACCATAAGCAAGCACACCGGGGTTTGACTGGTGAGCAATTTTGTCCACCGTTACTTTGTCATTGCTTATTGTGATTGCAATGTCAGTTCCATCTTGCGCTACCGATATGTCACTGTTGCTGGTGTCCAGTGGTAACGATAGAAGTGTAGTGCCGTTTCCAATCAATAAGTTGTTGCTGGTCTTTGCGTCCAGTTCCTCTGGATCGCCACCAGAACCCCCGACAATCAACTTACCCTGTCCTGTCAGTGCCTTGATCTTCGTGAGCGCAACAGCATCGTTGGCAAGTTTTCCTTCCGTAACTGCCAAGTCGCGTATGTGGTTGGTGGTTACTGCGCGGTTGGAATCTGTGGAAGCGTCATCTTTCAGTTCAGTTGCAGTGACCGAATCTGCCGCTAACTCACTCGTCCCAACACTTCCAGTCACGGCAATCGTTGGTGTCGCCCCTGCGTTCAAGGCGGCTCTCGTAATGTTGCCGCTACTAAAATCGTGTCCCTTCTGGACTGTTACAGTTAAACTCATATTTCTGTCGTTGTTAAATTTTGTCCTGCCGCCGCTTCGGCTTTTACGCCAACCACTTCGGCCCGCCCATTAGTGTTTGTTATTTGAAATTGCACATACCGCCCTTGTCCTCGGTAACGGTATTTGTTGTTTGTGTGCTGGTGGAGGTCGGGGTCAAATCCAATGTTGTCGCCGTCCGCAACGCCATCCGGTAAATCAATTTCTGTGGTTGGGTTTACCGAGTAGTCTTGCCGGTATTTGGTGAAGAAATCATCGCCTGACATAGACTCAAGAAAGTCGGCTTTATCAAAGGGTCGGTCGTATTTAGTCCGACTAAATGTTTTTGAGCCGGGGTTTCCGTTGGAGTCCAGCGTTAGTGTGGTGTCGTCTTCTTCTGGCCCATCAAACACGGCTTTGACTTGAAAACTGGGGTCGTTTGTTTGCAGTTGGATTTCTGCGCCCTTCCAGTTTTTCTGACTTATGTCTCCAGCCGTGTAGCCTCTGGTTTTGACCTCATCACTAATTTGCTCTACCCCTATTTGTCCAAACGCGGCATTTGTGGAAACCGTGGAGGACGGCACTTCATCTACAAACCCACACATTTCCAGATCGTCGTCGTATAGGTTGATAAATCCGTCTGTGGATAAGAAGAATAGTCGGCGTTTACCTTGCAATTCTGTCTCCACGAATCGCTTCACCTTGACTGCATTTCCAGAATCGTACCCGGCCCATCCGCCAGCCAGATAGTCGTACACTAAAATTGCGTTGTTCTCCGTTGCGCCATCCAGTGGGACTGCCATGTAGAGGCGATTGTTGTGGTAAGCGGCTGCGGCTCCACTTGCGTAGTTCCAGTTAATGCGGTCTATGAGTGGCTGGATTGGGTCGGAAAGCGGCACATCTATCGCGCTGACTTTTCCATTGTCAGCAATTCCCAAACTCGTTACGCCGCGCTTGCTGGATAAAAACACAACATCACTTCCCACTTGGACGATAGAGTTTTTTCCGACTGCCCCATATTCGCGAGTCACTTCGTCCAGCGTTATGTCGGCAAGGTTTCCATAAATGTTGCTAACAATGTAGATGCTGTTTGTTTTGAAACACGCAATCGTGGAGTTGTTAATTCGCACCAACGAAACTAGGTCGTCTTCACTCCCTTGGTTAATGCGGAAGTTTGACAACACTGGCTGGTAGCGTGTGTAGTTTAGAAAATCACTGGCGGCGATTAGGTCGCGTGAGTGTGGAACTAAAAGTCGGTTCTGGAAAAACAATCCAGTCGCAGCGTTTGGAATAGATTCCGTGCCGTCTGAATCATTTTCATCAATGGTCGTGTCGGACGATGTTTGACTAATGGACGTAAATCCTTCGTCAATGCGTTCCATTATTAGAGGTTCCAGATTCTCCCCCCTAAACATCACCACAACATTGAAGCACTGAACAAATTCAACGTCGCTAGTTATTGCGGCTCCAGCTTGAGTCGCCCACGGCTCCAGCAATCTTGACGGGTTGGATTCCTTGGTTGAAAACACCCCACTACCGGATGCCACCAACAAATGCTCAACGCCAGTTGGATCGCGAAATATCCCAGTGCCGTAGACTGAACCGTATCCGTAGGTTCTGTGGCCTAAACTATTCCAGCCAGAAGTTAAAGTAGTTGTTTTTGCGCTAGTATCAACAGTTGCAATCGGTGGTTCTGTGCCGGGGTCTGTTGATGAATCTCTCTTAAAAAATGGGCCGACTGGATTTGTTGTCCCTTGTAATAAAAAATTGTTGCTTGACGGCCCGGCGGCACGGAAAAAATTTGAGTATTGTTCGTATGTCCCAAGCAAATCCACTCTTTCTGGCAAGCTGACAGAAGTAACAGTTACGTTATCTACTCTGCCCCTAAATCCACCACTGGCTTGTATATACAGACGTTGCGGCTTTAACCCCTTGGGACTAATTACATCCGTAAACGTGCCAGTTGCACTACCAGAGTAAGTCCTCTTGGTTCCAGAGTTAGTGCCGCTAATAAACGGTTGAACAGACCCGGCAGTCCAGTTCGATACAGAATATGTTACAGTGTACGAACAACCAACAAGTGTTCCAATATCTTGATAAAGGTTTAGCAGACCAGAACCCCCAGTAATCTCTGCGTAACCACCAGCATTGTAAGCCCAACCAGAACTAATAGAACCTTCCTCTTGGAAAGCCACATCGGCAACCGTAAGCGCACCCTGCAATGAGGTTGCTCCTACACTTGCGTCTGCGCTTAATGTGAACACACCCCCATATTGAAAAGTCAACGTGTCTCCAGAACTCATTCCTGTGGACAACGAGTAAATACTGAATGGACTTTCGCTTGTGTAGGTTGTGCCGTTTGTTCCAGTTTGGGCCGCAACGGCAGTAGCCCCAGTAAACACCCAAGCGGAACTTGAAGAAAAATCACCGTTTTGGAGGTTGAGTGAGTCTGCATCTGAAAGCACTAATGTTCCAGTTGCTATGCCGTCAAGAGAACTAGCATTTACCGCAGCATGAAGACCACTATATGTAACAATCTCTCCAGCGGTGTAGGTTTTTTCCGTCCATGCGTCTGCGGCTTTGTTCGTCCACGGCATTTTTTTAATACCGGGGCGAGTCGCCGCCTTCCCATTCACAAACCTCTTATTCTTCGCAAACGCACACTGGCCCGGCTGGAGTTGACCGGGGTCTAAACGCATATTAACTCCAGTAAAAAAACTGTCTCCGTCTACTATGGGTAATGGGATCGGCACTATTTCTTCTCCAACTCAAACTCCAGTTCCGCCACTTTTCTCAACGCTTCCCTCGTCCACTCTGGCGCGGACTGTGCCGCCGCTGGAAACTGCGGGTGTTCGGTCAACGTCGAGACTCCATTCAGTTCCCGATACGCGACTGTCTGACATCCCGCCGCCCCTAGCATTAGCAATAGCGGTATCAATTTTATCCAGTTTTTCATCGTATCGGCGTTGGGCTTTAGCTTCGCGCAGTTGGTCGGACACTTTTAAAAAAAGCCGCTCCAAGGACGGAACGGCTCGGAGTAGCGCGACCAATGCACTTATTATCCCCATTAAACTCTTTTCTCTACTTTGGAAATTCCGTGGCGGACAAAAATTGCCAATGCTGATGTGATACCAACATTGATAGCCGCGCCGAGTTCCAGTTCTCCAGTGAGATAGCCAGCCAGCGCACCAATGACGCCGGTAACTCCAGTCCAGAATGTTTTTGATTTAATCATTTCTTCTTTTTAGTTGCAGTTTTAATTGGCTTGTTAGCCGATTTCTTTTTTGGTGGGCGACCCACTTTACTTCCGTATGTACCTCGTCCTTGTGGCATATTATTTTCGTTTTGCAGTTTTAGCTGATTGCTTAAAAGCCTTTGCCGTTGGTGCGCCTTTTGCTCCCGGCTTTCTCATCTTCTCTCCGCTTCCAGCCTTAATACGTTTCCGTTTGGCGTGGATGTTTGCGTATAGCCCTTTTTTCTTTGCTGGCATAAATCAACCTTTCTTCCACTTGCTGGAGCTAGACTTTGTTTTGCTTGGATTCCACTTGACCTTGTCCGCCCACCAAGCCGCAGACATTTTTCCTTTGGCTATGTTTTTCGAGTGACGCGATTTAAACGCCTCACGTTGTCCAGCCGTTTGATTTGTCTTAACTCCTTGCTGGCCAAACCGAATAGTTTTGATCTGACCACCCGACTTGGCGACAACAACATGAGACTTTGTAGGATGACTTGGAGTGCGCTTGGGTTTGTTGTACCCACTCACTCCAGCCCTTGTTAGCCTTGAGTCTTTCTTACTCGCTGCCATTTTTAATTAACTCTCGGATTTTTAAAATTATGTAGATTAACGATGCGAGTGAAATGCCGACTTTAAGTACGAGATCAATCTCAACCATCCAGTTGCCAATGCCAACTAATGATGCAATTCCCGTTTTTAGGTCGTCAAAATTCACCCTTCCTTTGCACCTTCATATTCTATGTCAAAAAACGGCGTGTCTACTTCCAGATTGCCGGGGAGTGATTTGCACCCACCCATCACTAGAATGAACGTAGCGAGTAGCGTCACAACCACAAACCGTTTGAGCCGCGAATCACCACACTCACCTCGGCAAGTGTCTTCAAAACAATTTGGGTTCTCACACTTCCTCATTCACTACCTCCACTTTCATCACTCCCTTTTCATTCCCTTTTGGCAGATATTCCGCACCACCATTGATCGGCAACTTCTTCTCTATAACCAACGCTTTAAGTTGGCTATTAGGAACAAGCATCTTTGTGGCACGGTCTGTCATAAAAAACGTGGTACTGGTTAGCCCCAAGCGAATGACTCGCGCTTGCCGTCCACTGATGTAGAGGATTTCATCGTTTTCAAAATCGCTCCCCCAGTAGACCAGTAGCCCTTGCGCGAAATTAAACAAAACGTCCTTGAACAATATCGCAGCAAAAGCCGCAGCCAGCATCCATCCGTAATGACCGATTGCTTGCTGTGCGACTCCTTCAAGTGCGGCATGGTCTAGGACGTTTGTCATTCACCAGATTCTTCAGCCGGTGCTTCCTCTGCGGGTACTGGCGCACGTTCCAGCCCAAGCTGGGCCAAAGCTAAATCGCCAACATAGGTCGCATCGTCTTGGTCGCTTCCCCAGTTGTTCCAAGCATCGCCGGTCACGTTCAGCAATCCAGAATAAAGCGGGTTCTGGCCCCACACTTCTTCGCCGTCTACTGTCACCTTCCCAAATGCGGATACGGCGAATTGCATACCAAACTCCTGCGCGGAGTTGAGTGTTACCGCAACCTTGCTGGCGTTTAGTTCCGCTGTGGGTACTGTGTTTATTTCTATCATATTATTCCTCGCTTGATTCTTCAGCCGCCGGTTCAGCCGGTAGCGATGCGGTGTAAGCTGCTTTCACTTCGTCAGTCCAAAGACTGTTTGCAACTGCTTGCACCCGCGCATCTTCGCCGCTTACGTCATCAGTTGGTGCGATAACGTGCCGGTGAAAGCTGCGACTAATCTCGTTGCCATCGTCTTTGATGACGGTGTCTGTTCTAACGGAAATGACGGAGTTAGCACCCACATTCATCTCCCCGATTTCTGTCAATTTTTCCAAACTCATATCTCAAAAATTAAACTGTGTAAGTCACGACGCACGCAACACGCGCCCCGTTGGCAAATATTGCGTGATTGCTCGGACTGGTCGCTGCGGATGTCGCTGACCTAATTTGAACGCCAGAGCCAGAAACTGTTGGCGCAAATAAAACAGGCGACAATGCCAACCCAGAATAGTAATTCACATTTCCGCCAGCACCTATACTGTCGCCCGTTGCAAACGGCAGTCCGCTCACGACATTAGTCGAGCCGGTTCCAATCGCGTTTATCGTCATATCAAACGTGCAAGTGACCAACCTTCCTACTCTTGTGTAGCGACCTTCGCGTGATGTGTATGTGGCATTGCCACCTACGTTTGGCAAAAATGTGCCTTCTTCGTATACATCTAAAACTGAAGAGGCAGCCGGTGTTCCTGCACTTGCAGGAGTAGGTGCTGGGAACGCTATGCCACCGCTGAACGAGGCCAAGCCGGAGTTCGCAAAATTCACCGTGGTAGTAGCGCCGTTGAAAAACTTCAAATCGCTATCGACGATACTGATGTAGTATTTACTGTCGTGGTCTTCTAGCTGGATTTGCGAACCATAGCCAGCAGCAGCGTTGGTGTTTTTCAGTTTTAGAATCGTGTGTGCGCTTGCTAAATCGTCAGTAACCTCCAGCTTTGGCCCACTAACAGTCACGTTTGCGCTGGAGTCTATGGCGAGCGCAGTCGCCAGACTTGAAGCACCGTTGACACGCAAATTCAGCGCGTGCGATACGTCGAGATAACTTGCGCTACTGTCCAGCACGAAGTCGAAGTACCTGCCGTGCGTTGGATCTAAAACTTTAAGTGCATTCGCAGTCGTTTTGCCGGTGCTGTCTATCGTCAAACGAGTTGCTGCCGCCGCGCCCGTTGTTTGCGTTTGAAACTCTAGTTTGGACGAAGTTTTTGTACCCGCTTCAGTTGCAATAATATTCGCCAGAGTTGAATCTGTGTCGGTGTTGCCAAAGCGAACTGTGCCAAGCGTCCCATTGTTGTCGCCGTTAGTTCGAGACAGGACGAGTGTTCCTCCAGCCGTCCTGTTAACGTGTAAATCGGGAATGCCTCCGGAGATTGCGTTTGGTGTGTCACCTACGATGACCCCGGAGGGTTTGATGGTAAACGTAGTGTTGTTTGGCGAGGAACCCGCATAAACTGCTAATGCTGTTACGGCGTTTGAACCTTGGCAATCGACTTGCAGTCCATAGGGTGTTGTATTGCTACTGTTTTTAATCTTCGCAACCCAATCGTCGTTTACTACCTTATCGACTGTAAGTCCGTGGCCACCAGCACCCGGCGCAGCACCAACACCAACACCGCCAGAAACTATAATATCACCATCCGCAGGAATGTAAGGCGAAGTCCCCGCCGCCAGTTGCGTTGAACCTATGCGAGCGGAGGTACTGTTAAGTTGAGTTATAGGTTGAACTTGCGTGACTCCGGTACTCGATGCCACTCCGTCTGCGGCATTACTTCTGTCCTGTATGAGTGTACTGAGTGCTGGTTGTGCGTATGCTAGGTCGTAGTCGCTGACCGCGCCGATTTGTTCAATCACCAGCGACGTAATTGAAACCGTTGTGTCAACGGCGTCTTGACTCGCGACATTTATTTGGGAGCCGCTTGGGTAAGTGACCTCGATAGTGTGCGTTGTCGGCGTTGTGGTTAGCGTTATCCTGTTAGCTGCATCCCCAGCGCCAGCCGACAATATACCAATACCGATGTTTTTAGTTCCAGCCGCTACGCTGCCAGTCAGCTTAACTCGGTATTTTTTATTCGGCTCTGAAAATGTTAAGCTGCGAAAAATGCCTTTACCGGTTGCCGCAACGCTGGTGATGTTTATTTGACTTCCGCTGTGCGATACCAATGCACCGCCGTATGCGGAAAAACTATCAGTTCCGCTGCTGAAGTTGCTGGTGTAAGGCGAACCTTGACTGCCATACTGGTCAGCATAATCAACGTCAGCGCGTTCGTATGCTGTCCGCACCTCGTCTGGTTCAAGTGCTTTGTTGTAGAACCTTGCGCGATATATAGTGCCTTCAAAATGACCAAAACTGCCTCCGTCGTTCGCGCCGATAGTCCATTGCGTGACGGTGTCAATGCTGGTGCTGTTGTTCTTTGTCGCAGTACCAGCGAGGTTGCCATTAACGTATGCGCTGACGGCAGTTCCGTCTACTGTGACAGTAAGGTGAAAAACGCCATCGTCGGGTATGTCACAAAGTTCATAAAAATCGCTATCGTAACCAGCAATTTTCCCACTAAAGCCAGAACGGTTAAATTCAACGATGAAGCGGGTGTCACCGTTTATGTCAAACAGCCGATTATTTGAGGAACCCGTGTAGTTGATGACAAACTCCGCACTATATTTAGAGCCAAGCGCGAGATTGCTTGTGCCACTAACGTTTCCCGCCGCACCATCAAAATGCAGACCCGCGCCGTCTGAGGCGTTGACTAGCTCAGTGACTATCTCACCGGGGGTGTCCGTCTTGTCGTAAAATACTGTGGCTCCACCGCCACTACTAAATTTTGCTCCCATGTGGTGTCCTTATTTTAACCAAACTCAACGTATGAGACTCTGCCAGAACTTGTAGACGATATGACCGAAACAGGGCCGACATATCCATCAATACTAACAGTTCCACCCGTGCCATCGTCGTCTGATCCGCCCGGCGGCAAAACAAAATGCCACGAAGACGATGTGGCGGCGGTTCCTAGTTTCACATACAACTTGGATGTGCCTTGGTTGGCTACCAAAATTGATTTTCTGTGGTCGGACTGAGCCGCTAACGTGACTGCCGTAGATGATAAAACGGTAACTCCACCGTTGGCCGGTGAAAGAATGCTTCTGCCTCCTGTGACTGCGCGTACCTTCATTTTAGTATCCTATAAAATTTAATTTTTTAACTTGGCCTTGTTGCCGATACACCTTGTCCGCTTCCACGGTTAGGAATGCTTCGGCAGTTCTGTCTTCCATTGCGGCTATCTCCAGTTGGCCGTTTGCGCGGAGGTAGTCAGCATAAATTCCTCGTATTAAATACGATTCAAAAATCTTTGGTATTTTTACAACTGTCCATTTGGATGTGTCGGTTGGCAGAACTCCAGCCGCCGCATCTGTGGTCATGTCGTAAAATTGTCCAGTTGTGGAATAGTAGACTTGATCGTTTACCGCATAGTCTGTGCTGGAACTAAATGTGTCTCCAGTCAGATTTGGGCGCGTGATCTTGAACTCCACATAAACTGGCGTGTCGTTGCTCTGTAAAACTATTTGTTGTGCGGTTCCAGTGTCGTAGAGCGAATAGGCTACTGGAATTGCGTTTGTCGTTGCTCGCGGCTCCTTCTGATATACTTGTAATATCATTCCAGCCGTTGTCGGGTACGGGGCCGTGCTTATGTCGCTCGCCGTTGTAACGGTTGCGCTTTCCACTCGTACCAAACTTGGCCAGCGTTCAGTCTCCCAAGCGACTGCAAGCCGCTGGTTTGCCAAGTCGCGGACTTGCTTAAAAAAGTGAGTAGGCAGATTGTCCCTATCCAGCCCGGCTAGTTGCGCCACACCGTTTAGGACAGACTTGAACTCAAGCGTTTGCATCTACCTCTACTCGCGGATTTCTCCCATATACTTTACGGAAGGTGACTCGTCCAACTGGAGTGTCGTAATGTCCGATTGGCTTATCGCTTCCATATCCAACTTGGGTTTTTTTGCTGACTCCATTTACCCGGCTTTCGGGGTTATCCCGCAGATATTCTTTAATGAATTTGCGGTCGTTCCAGCATCCATATCCAAGTCGCTTTCCCCAATAGTGGTAGGAGGTAGGGTTAATCCTCGCTTTGAGTTCCCCTACCCCCTCCACCGATTGAGTCTCGCGTTTGGCTGTGTGCGCCGCACGGGCTTGTTGAGCGTAAGCATTTTGGTGTTCACGCTCCATTTGCCCGCGCAGCACACTAGCTACGCTTGAAGCTAATTCTTCACTGAGTCCTTCGACTCCAATCATTTCAATTAGCTTGCGCCGTTGAAGTAGCCCACACCTTTCGGGTTGTTGACTACCAATGCCGCCACGGCTTCAATTAGCCTAGCTGGGCCGCCACCGTTGTCGGTCAATTCCTTGATCTGCGGAAGTTTGCCGTAGCGAATTTCCACTTGGTCAAACGGAATAGCATATCCCTTAAACGCAACCGCGCTACCACTTTCAGCGATGAAGGTGGATGGGTGTAACCGCAAACGGCCAAAATCACCCTCGAACAAATCAATACAATTTATGTATGATTTAGTATTTGCTTCTTGGTTAAACGTCTTGATCGGGCTTGCCGTTACGTCGTGACTGGACTCGGTAGCAGCAGTAGATGTAACGCTCTGCGTGAAGTTCGTGAAAGCTCGCTTCAAGGAAGTTCCAAGAAGCAAATCATAGTCCCGAATAACCCCTGTGTTAGTAAACAGGGTCTTCAACACATCTTGCACATTTGACTCTGCTAAAGAAGCAGAAGCAGTTGTGTCAATTGCAGTACAACGGAACGCGGCTGGAACAGTAATGTCTGATCCACCGCCACCAGTTCCAGAAGCGTGTAGGAACGAACCCATTGACTTGGTTAAGTATGCGTTTGTTCCGTTGTCTACTTGAGCGTCGGCGTCGTTTAAGAACGTCATTTCCATGTCGCGCTTAATCTCTACCAATTTCTTGGCAATGCCGTTTGCAAGTTCCGACTTAACTCCAGCAACGATTTGAATTTCGTTTGCCAGACTTGAAACACGAAACACGCGACGGAAAATCTGTGCGTAGTTCTGCATCAAAGCGCGGTTTTTCGCCGGGTTAGTGAAGCTACCGGCAGAAGTCATATCTACGTCAGTACCATCCACGGTTCCCGTTACTTGCGGGTCTTCGTATGCGTCCATTTGCCAACCCATCAACACGTTGCCCGGCTTCTTGCCTTTTTTCGCCATAGACGTAAAAGGTGTGCTGCGAGCATCAACATTTGCGATAAGATCAGACAAATCCTCTCTGCCACCCGATTGAGTGCCGTTATATCCCCTCTCTAAAAGAAGTGCCATTTGTTATATCCCCCTAATTTGGACTATACATAGTCCGATTCTAATATATTGGCCAAAGTGTCTACTGATTTGTCAGAACCAAAGTTCTTCCTAGCGGCGGCTGAACGGGCTTTAGTTGGATTCGTCTGTGCTGGAGCGGCAGCGGGCGCAGCCGGTTGTTTAGGCGCAGCCTTCACTTCCTTCTTCGCAGCCTTTTTCGCTCCAGTGTTATTCACCATTTCCCTATAAGATTGCAGACCCAGCAAAAACATACTTACGTCCGCTTTCCATGTAGGGTGGTTTCGCAAATCGGGGCGATTCCGAAGGATTTGCATGGCTTCTTGGTAGCTTTGTGAAGACTTGTCCTTCCAGTATGGAAAGACTTCTTCCACTTGTCCTGCTACCTCCGATTCCTCCTTCAAGTATTCCAATCGCTTGGGCAAATGACGCTTGAGTGCTTTCCGCGCATTCTTCTTAACTCCGCGAATATCTTCTGCACTGTATTCTATTTCCTCGCCCTTTGAGTTTTTAACCACCGCGCCATCAGCGTTATCTTCGCACCACTCCAATACTTCCTCGGCTTGATCTAATTCCTTTTCAACCGCTTGCACCGAATTTAGGTGCGAGTATGGATTGGATGCGTCACTTGCTGGTACGGTGGGAAGTTCCTCCTTGGCGTCTAGTTCAGCGCGTAATTTGGCGACCTCCGATTCCAGTGAATCCACCTTGCCTTCAGCTTCCCGTCTTTTTGCAGTGAGTTTATCAATGCGCTTTAACAAGCCTTTGTTGGGGTTGTCGCCCTCGGCTTGTTCCTCCACATCGTCCTCATCTGCGTCTAAAGCCGGTTCAGCCTCCGCAGGTTCATCTTCGTTCTGAGAAAGAGCAGTTTCTTCGGCACTTTCCTCATCCTCCAGCGGGTCACTCGACTCGCCTTCATCGGGAGGAAGTTCCTCATTAGCGTTTTCTTCCTGAGAAGCCGGTGCTTCTTCCGGTTCGCTATCCAACAACCTTTCCAGTTGGTTCGCTAAACCATCGGTGTCCAATAGTTCACCAATGTTCGTTGTGGCTTCCACTTGTGCCGCGCCACTGTCGGCAATTGTCTTATCGCTCATGCTGATTTATAGCCCCGCAAGTTGGGCTGGCAGCGTTTGTAGGTTTACGCAGAAAACCTTTCAGCCGCTATAAACGAAGGGGAGAGTGGGAAGTCGAAAACTAACTGCTATATGTGTGCAGTTTTATATAGTTTTGAATAGTTTTGATGGGTTTTTGAAAATAAAAAACCGCCCACCCCGAAGGATGAGCGGCTGTCTATGGAACGTACACCTATGCCTATACCTAGTTGAGCTTCGCCATCGCAGTATCACGCAACTCAACTAAATGACTTTTGAAGTCCAGAAGTCCATCGGCTCGACCACATTGCTGTATTCGCGCCTCGCCCTCGATCTCTGAACCCACTGCCGTCACCAACTCCACATCAATGGCGGCATCCAGATTTTGTAGTATAGCGTCCCAAAGTTGGTTTTCACCCTGCCATTGGAACACTGTTAGGTTTTGCATCATGTAATTTGATTAACTCCAATGCGCCCAATCTGCGCGTTTTGCTGCTGCATCACCGACATTTGGAGGTTTTTGGTGTAGTTTTCTATTAACTGCCCGAATAGTTCGTCGCCTTCCAGTGCGGCTTGCGCTTTCGGGTTGCGGCTCATTATCTCCTGCAAGTATTGGAGTTTGGCCTGAGCCGCCGGGTCTTTCTCCGTGTAGGATGGTTCGTTACCCAGCATCATCTGACCAACTTGCGACTTCACTTCCTCGTACATCTTCTGCGATGCCGGAGCTTGGTCAATCACCAGTTCCTCCGCAATGTCGGGACTAATAGCCCGCGTTATCATGGAGATTAGTTTGTTCCTATCCAGCACTCCACTCACATCCTGCGGCACAACATACTGCGCGATGTTGGAAAGTTTGGAGTTTACGAAGTCTGTATCTAGTTCGCGCACATCAAACTTCAACACAAAATCAAACTGGTACATATCGCTCGGCGGCACTATGTCGGTTCCAGTGATTCGGCTAATTTCCTCTGGCGACAAATACTGCAAACTCAACTGGAACATTTGCTGATATGCTTCTGTCCAGACGGTTAGCCAGTTATTCACCATGCGCTGTTGCTTGAGTTGGGTTTGGGCTGGCGCGATTGCCGAGTTCGCACGACCGAAGTATTCGTCCGCTTGCCTTTCCACTGCTTCTATTAGATTAAATGCAGTGCTGGGCTGGCGAGCCGGGGGTCGCATAAACTCATAATCTCCAGCCTTCATCACTGGCAACTGCACTGCCGGGCCAATCTTATTCGCAAGACCCAGCCGCTTATTCACCATGATTGGCGGCAGCGTTTCAAAACTGGTTGAGTCATACACGGCGTCTCGCTGAGTTTTGATCTCGTCCTGCCAAGTGCTGCAAATCTCTGGCACTCCACGGCTCTCCGTAATGCGGCGTTTGAGGCGTTCGCGCCGATACTCCACAAATGGATAGCGGCAGTGCGCGTAATCCAGTAGTTCGTGCTTGGCGAAGGTGTCGTTGCCCTCGTCGTCCGACTGCGCCATTGGACTAAACACCGTGTAGTAGATTCCCGGTATGCCGTTGTCGTCCAGTTGGCGGGTGTATGCGTAAACCACTTCTATCAGATTGTCTTGCCGGTCAATGTGGTCGGCAGTCATGTCTGATATAGTCTGGCTGAAATCGTGGAATTCCGTGGATTTGCCCGCAGTCTTAACTGCCGAGTCCACCCAGTCTTCGTTCCAGCCCTCGTCCACAATCTTGGCCCGCAACTCCACCTCATTCAAAAATACGCGCCTAAATATAACCCGCGCTGACTGCAAGTCCGTCGTCTCTGGCGGCAAACTCACTTCTTCCCAAGGCTTGAGCGCAGCCACCACGGGCTGGTTCGTGGCCAAGTAGGCTTGTGGTACTTGTGTCTCACCAAACTCCCGCAACTCTCCAACGGCTTCCCTCGCCCGCTTCATGCTCATCCCCGGCGACTGCATTTGCAGAATCTCGGCAACTTGTTCTTCCTGTTCGGGGTCGGCTATCATTTCTGGTAGCGCATTAAGTTCCCCCTCGGATTGCGCGGCCAACTGCTCAATCTCCTGCATCGTTAACGTCCGCGCCTTAACCGCACTTTTCTGCTCCCAGCCAACAAACAAAACGCTCCAACCATATTGCTGACCGTATTGGGCCAGTAGTTCGGCCTCGCGATTTAGCGTGTGGTAGAGTTTGGTGTCGCGCTGCCACCGCATCATGTTGTTCGCCACGGCGGCAGTTTCAACGTCGCCTATCTCTGTCCCACCAATCTTCAGCGTTGCCCTGCTAAATCCAGTGGTCAGTACGTCCACGGAGTCGTTGATGATTTGATCGGCCAACGGGATGCGGGTGTCGCTCGCGCCTTCCCACGGGAAAGCCTCGTTCCCATCGGGTAAGTGTTCGCTGTGCTTGCGCCCATCGTCCGTTTGTCCTTCCCACCGCGTATAACGCACATCATCTACGGCAGACACTTTTTCCAGCGATTCTCCATCGTGTAAACTACGACTATATTCCGCTGCCAGTTCTCGTATGTCTGGCGATTCACTCGCCATTGCCAACTTATCAGTTGTTTCCATTTTTTTGTTCCTTCAAAAGTTTAATTATTTCGTCCCGGTAGAAGCGGCGTTGGTTTCCAGTCGTTCTAAAAACGCTCAACACTTTGGCTTTCTCCAGTAAAAGTAGTTCTCGGCGACTCAACCCCGTCACGCTCACAACGTCGGCTGGCTTCACCAAAATTGGTAGTTCGTATATGCTCAATATCCTCCCCCTCCAGACGCGGCAAACGTGAGTTCAGTCACATGAATTGGCTCCATCACGGCAAGGTAGCGGAGTGTGTCTATTGGGTCTTTGCTCGCGCCCTTCTCCCCGTCTTTTCCAGTCCATTCCTGCAAGCTATATATGAGGTTGCCACATTCCTCGCTCACATAAAGGTTTGGCTCATTAACTGCCGTGACTGGTTCAGACTGATTAAAATTCAACCAATCATTTACAATGGTGAGTCCGTTCGCCACTGAGATTCCAGCGGCTTGCTCAAAATACATCGGGTCTTCCCCTTCCCCTAACAAATCAATGATGCTTGTGCCGCCCTCGCGCCCAGCGGCTTGCGAAGCTCCAGCGCGGGGGTCTATGTATCTGGCTTCTATATCTTCCCCGTTTTCCAGTTCGCCAATAATCTCCTTCACTTCGGGTAGGCCGCGCCCAGCCCCAACACTCTGCGCCGGGCCGGGACTTCCATCCATCTTCTCCCCCGGCACTGCCCACTCCCCATAGTCGTGACGATTTGGCCATTCTCGGTAAACGAATTTGCGCCCCCGGTCGTCCACGCGAATCCAGAGGCAAAACCAGTTCCGGTTCCAAGCCGGGTCAACTGCCATGTAGTTGGTTCCGTGTTCGGGGATTTTGTCGGCTTCCAGAATGTGCGAGTCGCAAAACTTTGGAAACTGATTCCCCGACAAATTCTCCGCAAACCCATACGCCCGCAGCTTAATCTGTATGCTGTTCTCGCCCTTGAGAGTCTTTTTCATTTCCTCATAGGGGTTGTACGGGTTCATGTCTGTGTAGAACCACATGGCGCGGGAGTTGGGTTTTCTACACTGCGCCGTGTACGGCATGGTTCCAGCGGGACATCCCGGCACATTTACGGTGTCGGGGAGAAGCGGACTTGGGCGCGTTTCCAGCACTCTAAATCCAGACAGATATTCCTTCACGGTTGGCGTGTATCCATCAACGGGCGTGAAGGTGAGTAGCAAACGACCAGATAGTTCGTGGCTTGAGGCCCGCGTAACCAGCCGGAATCGCAGCGTCTCAATCCAAGTCAACGGCACAAGCTCATCACACCAGATCATGTCCACCTCGCCACCCTCGATCACTCGCATTTCTTGGCTATAATTCATAAACCAACATTGCGAGCCATTTGGGAGGATAAAGGTGTTTTCGGTGAAGCCATTCTTCTGGCTGAAACTCACATTCTGAACTTTGCCCTTCTTAATGTTCTTCCACTCGGTCGGGATGTATTTGTAAATGAGTTGTTGTTGGTCGCGGATACTGGATTGTGCCGTCATTCCCAGTACCCACACCTTCGCGCCTTTCTTCGCCGTCATCATTTGCACGATGCGCTTGGCGGCAAACTCTGACTTTCCAGCGCGGTTGCCTCCTTGGATTAGGAGTTCGCCGCAGCCTTTCCAGAGTTCGTCGGCGTCGTTCCAGTGCGGGGGTTCGTATCCGTAGCGGTATGGGTCTTCCTTCTCCAGTCGGATTAGTTCTTCCCGTTGCTCCAGTATGCGGGCCAGTTCCGCCGTGCCTTCTTCCCCGCGCTCCACAAACGAGCGAATCTTGTCCTGCGACGGCACGACAAGCACTGGATGTGGTGTGGGAGTGAAAGCCATTATTCCGGTATGTTGGGCGGGTCTTCGTCCTCGTCCTCCACCTCAACGTCTAGCTGATCCAACGTGACGTATTCTCCAGCGTCGGCCAAAATCTCCTGCTTGGTCATCTCCAGAATGCCCACCATTTGCGGGTACGACAGATCAAATTCATCATAGAATCGCTGAACCAAGTCAGTCAGCGCGTCTTTGAAGGCTTCTTCCTGTCGTTGCTCGTTCATATTCGGCCCCGCCGCTTTGGATGCCGCGTAACTGTCCAGCCGTTGCCGTCCGGTTTTACGGGTATTTCCATTTTTGGGACGTACATATGTGAGTCTTTTACGCGGACTAGGATTATTTTCCCGTCTTTGAGTTTGGCCTCCACCAAATGGCGGTTTGGGAAATAACAGCGTTGGGTGGTTGCGGTTGTTTCTTTTGGAGTTTCGGGTTCCAGCGGCGTGTCCAGTCCGAGTTCTTTGTAGAGGAAGGCTTTGCCGTCTGATGTCCAGTGGATTGCCCGGCCTACCTTGAATGTGTGTTCGGGGTTTGCCTTGCGGACTGCGACTATCTGCTGCCGTGGTACTCCGAGGAATGCTGCAAGTTCTGTCTCTTTCATCGCCTTTTTGTAAAAATTTTTATGACGCTAAAACCCATTATGTAGCAAGGCGAGGCGATTAGCGCGAACCCCCTCCCCCCGTCTGTGATTCGTGTGGTGATTCTTTTTGTGGCTCAATATCAATAATATCCGCCGGGCTGGCCGAAGTGTGCCGTGTTTCTGGCCTACTGTCTTTTTCTTTAGTGTTTGGCGTGTTTCCAGCGGTGTTTTTATCCGATAGGAGAGAATTAAGGTCGCCGTGGTTAATGTGAACGTGCCGGTGCTCGATAGTTTGCTGGCCATTTTGGAGACTGTCTTTCAGTTTGTCGGAAATAATCCCGATGCTAATGGAAACCTGAGCCAAGTTTTTTGAACTGGGTTCTAGTTCATCAATTGAATCTTCCAGCTTGTCCAGTAGTTTTGAATGGACGCGCATCATGTTCTCTTGAGTCTTTTTCTTCCACTTGGGTAAATCTTCGGCGTTCTCGTATCGGATACGTTCAACGGTGTTCCGCCCCACTTCGGCCAAAGCAGCAGTTTCGCGGATGCCCTTCCCTTTTTTTAAGTGTGATAAAATTTCTTTTTCCTTATCAATTGGCGTCTTGTTTTTGGGCGTGTTTCGGTTGCCGCTGTTCTTATTTCCCGCCATGTGAAAACCGATTAAAACTATCTAAAACCATTAAAAACTGACGCCAATTCTTTGCGGCTATTCGCCCTAGTCAAATTTTTTTTTCTGTTATTTTAGTCAATGAAACCGGGGCTGAAATGGGCCTTGGTGAAAATAAATAAAAAAAATATCTTGCCTCATCGGTTTATCTGTGACACTTTGGAGCCGTGCCGCATGGAGCGGCCAAAAAATGTGAGAAAATGAAAACTGAAACAGTTCAAAAAGAGGTCGATTACAACTCGGGAGAGTTGATCGAATTACACAACGCAAACCCCGATTTTGGGAAGTCTCGTTTCTTCGGAAACATTATGCGGTGGACGCTATCAGACGGAAGCCACACGTTTGACGTTGAACTTGATCACCAAAAAGCGGCGGCTCCAGATGAAAAATCAGCGGAATTATTTTTGAGTGATCTCCAGCAGATTTGCAAAAAACACGGCATCATTTTTGAGGAGGAATTATGAAAAATATAATTTATTTAATCGGCCAAGGGCTATTGGCCCTCATTGTGTGGGGTAGTCTCGCCGCGTTTTTTCTGGCCTATTTCATGTCACCAGCGGCGGACGGGGGGAGGGTTTTTCAATGAAGCCAAGATACTTAACAACGCCAGAGATCAAGCAAATGGCCAAATATGCCGTGGCGGATTACGAATTTTCGTGTTCGTGGAAGTCTGCCTTTTATTCGGCGGCTAGTTTCGCCGCTGATGAATTCGGCGTGAAAGCCACAAAAGCCCAAGCCGCAACGGCGGTGCAGATAGCCAAAACAATTTGGGAAGGCTATCGAATGGAGGCCGAAAAATTCAACAAAATATGATGACCAAGGTAATGCTTTTAAGCCTTTACCGTTGCGGATGTCCAGCGGGCCGGGAGGCTTTCGGTCGGTTCATGGCGGGCCGCAACCTAACAAACCACAAACAGGCTTTGCGCGTTTTGATTAAACAGGCGGGGAAATATCCAGCGGCGGACGGGGGGAGGGTTTTGCAATGAAAATCAAAAACAAGACAGACTTAGCCGAAGCACTAAAAAATGGCCCTTACGCTTGGCCCGGCGGCTACCCTCTTTTTTTCATTACCAATGACGGGGCGGCCTTATCATTTGACACCGTAAAAGCCGAAATTGAAAACGTGCAACATTCTATTGAAACAGATTCAAACGACGGTTGGCGTGTGGTTGCGGTAGACGTTAACTGGGAAGAACCTAATTTGATTTGCGACCATAGCGGGCAACGGATTGAAAGCGCATATAATGATTAAACCAAAACACCTTGAATGTTGGACGCGGCCAAGCCACTACGCCGGGCCAGACTGGTCAGAAATGTTCGTTTTTCTTGGCCAAAATAGAGACTCCGCTTGTCTTGACCGTTCAAATTTTGAAATAGCCCAAAAGCGGCTTGGCGAAATACCAGAACCAACAGACTGGCCCCACGAAGAACAGCCTTGGACAGTAATTCGCGAACGCCATTGGCTTTGTGGCTGGGTTGAGTGGATCGGTATTCACTTTAACGCGGTGGAACACCTAAAAGCCGCCGATGAAATGGCGGGCGAACTAGAACAATACCCAGTGCTGGATGAGGGTCATTTTTCCGAAAAAGAATTCAATGAAGCCGCCAACTATTGGGAAAAAGCTGACATTTCTGAGCGGATGGAATTGTGCAAAGAAAAAGGCGTTTCAGTTTTTGCGGCCCGGCGGGATTGTATGCCCCAAACGCCCAGCGGTGAATTGATTGTGTGGATTCAGTAGCGCGGGCGGCTACGGCTTGCCCTTTCTTCGGGGAGGGTAAGGTGTAGCCGCTGGCCAAGGGTGGTAAATGTGAAAAACCACCCAAGCCGGGTATCGGCCCGGTAATGCCAGCGGCAAACAACAAAAAACCAAAAGTGTGAGAAAATGAAAAGAACAATAGAAATAGAAGATACGTTACAAGATCGCGTTGACCTTTGCATCGAGGAAACCAAGGAATTACTCCTTGAATACATAAAAGACA